AGGCCGTCAAAGTCTTGGAGGCATCATGAGATGTAACCGCTGCTATCGCAAGATGAAGGGCACCACTGCCTACGATGGTGCTTGTGCTTGTGGTGGTTTGATCGAGGCTGATTCTAGTGTGGTAAAAATACAATGCCACACACTTATTAGCCAGCTAAACGTAAAGGAGTCTAATCATGGACCTATTTGAACGTGAGCTAGCCTTAGAATCCGAGATGATCGGATTGGGCAATAGCCGCATGTGGGCTTCAGTCCTAAAGGCACGCAACAACGAAGATGAAAGCCGTACCGGATACGCTCATCGTATCATGGCCGGTGATGGGAAGGGAGCGGGAGCCCTTGAGCTGTTCAAGAATGCTGTCTCTGATTTCCTGAAGGACAGTAAAGGCAGACCAGGCCGGAAGCACAGCCTGATACCTGTACTCGAACAGTTTCAAGATCCAGCCGTGATAGCCTTCATTGCGTTACAGGTTACTCTGGACTCTATCACTACGCATAAGAAGCTCACCAACGTAGCCGTGCTAGTAGGCCGGTCACTAGAGGATGAGTTGAGATTCACTAAGTTTGAGAAAGAGAACAAGGCGTTTTGGGAAAAGCTCAGGGATGACTTGGCTAGACGAGAGCCTAACCTAAAGCGTAGGCGTGCAGTCCTAATACACGAGATGGTCAAGGGAGCAAAGAAGCAGAAGGCTCTCAAGTGGAAAGTCTGGACGAAAGAGGAACAGCTTATTATCGGTATGAAGGTTCTCGATATTCTGGAAAGGTCTACAGGTCTGATTCGAACCTACATGGTCCGTGAACGTCGAAAGACCATCAAGAAAGTGTGTGCCACTCTGGACACGCTTGCTTGGATTTCTGATTACATGGATCGTAGCGGCATCATGGCTCCTGCGTTCCTACCTACCATCATGCAACCTAGACGATGGCGTTCACCAAGCGGAGGCGGCTACTACATGCCAGGTCTTCGCCCGCTCAAGCTGGTGAAGGTGTACGAGGAGCGCGGCAATAACTACCTCCAAGAGCTGGCCCTTATGCCTAAGCAGATGAAGCAGACCTACGCAGCTCTCAATGCCGTGCAGTCTACACCTTGGAAGATTAACTCAGGCATCTTGTCTGTGTTAGACCATGCTGCGAGTGTCAACCTTGAGATCGGTAAGGCTCCGATGATGCTGGCGTCTAAGCTCAAGGAAGAACTTGAGGCGAAGATGCCATTGCCTATCAAGCCGGATGATATCAAGACCAACGAGGCGTCACGCCTGATCTGGCGAAGGGCAGCAGCGCGAGTGTGGACAGCGAGAGTCAAGCAGGTTAGTCGCTCGCTTCAGCACACGCAGCTTTTGTCATTGGCAAACAAGTTCAAAGACGAGGAAGCAATCTACTTCCCAATGCAACTCGATTTCAGAGGGAGAATGTATGCCGTACCAAGCACTCTCAACCCTCAAGGCAGCGATCCAGCAAAAGCCCTTCTCACGTTTGCTAGAGGAAAGAAGCTCGGAGCCGATGGTTGGCGATGGCTTCACATTCATACGGCCAACATGCACGGCCAAGACAAGATCAGTCTCGATGACCGTGAAGAGTGGACAGTGGCTAACTATCATTGGATCGTGGATTGTGTCAAGGCTCCGTTCGATCATCGGGAGTGGATGCTAGCCGACAAGCCCTGGCAGTTTCTTGCTGCGAGCATGGAGCTGGTAGCGGCAGTCGAGACAGGAGATTATGAATCGTACATTTCACATTTGCCGATTACAGTTGACGGTACTTGTAATGGACTCCAGCATTTTAGTGCGATGCTCTTGGACCAAGCCGGTGCGGAAGCAGTCAACCTCGCACCGAGCGATATCCCGCAAGACATCTACCAGACCGTTGCCGATAGAGTCAGAGTCCGGCTCACTAATCTTGTTAGATTTAGATCAAATGGAGAGGGATCTGAGATGGCGGCTGAGTGGTTACGTTGGGGCTTTGACCGGAAGGCGACAAAGAGGGCAGTGATGATCGTACCCTACAGCGGCACAGAGTACGCCGCCAAGGAATACACCATCGACTACATTCAAGACCGTAAGGATTGCCCGTTCGAAGACCCTTTTCAACCAGCTTACTTCTTCGCACGTCATGTATGGGCAGCGATAGCCGAGACAATCGTGTCGGCTCGACTGGTCATGAACTGGCTGCGTAAAGCTGGCCGTGCAGTGTCCCATAAGGGAGCCCCTATGATCTGGACTACACCGACCGGATTTCCAGTCAGACAGGACTACCGAGAAATGGAGCTGTATCGAGTGGACACACGCATAGGGAGAAGCATTAGGTATGTTCCATCGTTGCTGAAAGAGACACGCAAGATGGATCATCGCTCGATGGAGCAAGGCATCGCTCCTAACTTCGTTCACTCACTCGATGCCTCATGCCTCATGCTCACGGTGAATCGTGCAGTGGACGAGGGTATTCAGAACTTCGCAATGGTGCATGACAGCTATGGTGTGCTGGCTGCGGACATGGAACAGCTCTACACAGGGCTGCGACAAGCGTTCGTGGACATCTACCAGAATGACGTGATGACCTACTTCTACACGTTGGCTACATCATGCCTGTCTGCGAAAGAGCTGGAAGAGATCCCCGCACAACCAGCGAAGGGTACGTTCCAACTTGAGCTGGTCAAAGAGTCAAAGTATTTCTTCGCATAACCTTGGAGGACACCATGACAGACAACGGTAAAGCTATCCAACTCAAACTTAAGAAGGCCAAAGCGAACGCAGCGGCAGTGGGCCATAAGCCAATACGCAAAGTGTTCCTAGGGAACTTTGTCTACGCAGAGTTCCAGCCGTATAAGAACAGCATGAGAATCCGCCTCACTGACGAAGATGGGTGTGGTCGGGCGCTCGACGTGATTGGGCTTGACTCGGATCAGATGGACAAACTGTTCGAGGCATACCGTGAAAGTAATTAACTTGTTTGGTGGACCTGGAGCAGGGAAGTCCACCACAGCGGCGGGTGTCTTCTGGCTCTTGAAGAATCGTGGTCTGAGAGTGGAGCTAGTCACAGAGTACGCAAAGGCTCTGGCTTGGGCGAGGAGAGGGGAGGAACTGACTGACCAGTTCTATATCTACGCCAAGCAGCATCACAGACAGCACGTTCTAAAAGGGCAAGTAGACTTCTGCGTCACAGACTCGCCGCTCCTGCTTCCTCTCCTGTACAATAAGAATGAGCCTGCGTCATTCCGCCAGTATGTCATTGACAACTGGCACACGTACACCAACATCAACTTCTTTATCCAGCGGGTGAAGCCATACGTGGCACTAGGACGCTGGCAGAACGAAGAGGAAGCCGACCGGCTAGGCTATCAGACTTTGGTGATGCTCCAAGACTTGAACATCATGCCGATGGTGGTCTTGGGCAACGAGTCTTCGGCACAGCAGGTTATCTACTCTCTCGAATTGGAAGGACACTTAGAATGTACTTCTTACTAATGCTGCTACTCAGCGATGTTCCAGGCTTGGAACACAGCTACCTCTTGAACACGTTTGACACAGCGGAGGAGTGTCAGACGGAGCGCAATCGAATTGGATTCGAAATGGCAGAAGCCTACCCGTATGAGCGGGACTTCATAATAGTGTGTCAACTCAACCCTCGCAAGGAAGGATAGCAACATGGGGAACAGCAAGACCGGAACACTCGGAAAGCCCAGTCGTAGAGTACGTCGCAATCACGAGCGAGCTATCAAGGCTCGCGGCAAACGCGAGAAAGAAATGCAGATGGTTGCCTTTAAGCGCGGCTTCAATCTCGGAGCCGACATGTTCAAGGCACGCATCCTCAACGCGACGGCGGGGATGGAGTACGAGCCAGAGGACAACTCTGACTTGGAAGGATTAGGCTATGAAGCAGACGCCAAGCTACTTGACGGACAGCCAGTGGAAATTGCTCTGTCTGATAGCGGGAGTGTGGACTCTATGTCTGAGTCTACTCTTGGCAGCGACCCTGTTCCTTTCCCCACCGAAGCTGACATATTCCACGACGAGAACGGCGACCCTCGCACCGGCTACGCAGACGGCGAATCAATCCCCGCCTAATTTCCACCGCAACGACTGTTTCTACCGCAACGGTATTCGAGAGCCGTGGGATTCCACGAATCCTGACGGCATGATCATGATGGTAGGAAAAGAATCCTACCTAGTGCTGTTTCAATCGGAAGCAGAGCGCCGCGTTGGTGTCGGAGGAACCAAGAGCGCGTTACCTGAAACGATAACCACGTTCGATGCAGGGCACTACATAACTGAGTGTCCAAAAGCTTGGAGGGAGCATGGCAGGGAAAAAGACGGTCGAAGCGTACCGCACAGAGATTACCAATCTGGAAATTCGCGTGTACGACAGCGAGCTGCGGAAGCTGTTCAAGCTCCCAGTCCGCAAGGGCAAGATTGAATCAGCCGAGTTCTCCAACGGTCGGCTGGAAATAAAGTTCGTCAACGTCAAAGGCAACCAGTTCAACATCTAACAAGGGAGTTCACTGTGGCAGATGCAAAGCGTCCGAAAGACATCATTCTCACGAGCCCTAAGGGTGTAGCCAAGTGGGCCAAGCTCAACAAGCCGGACACCAAGTTCAAGGTGGACGGAGAGTACAGCATCACGCTGTTGCTCGATCCTGAAGACGCCGCGACTATCGAGTTCGCAGATAGCTTGCGGAAGGCACATGAGACTGGCTTCAGTCAAGCCAAGAAGGACAACCCAAAGAAAAAGTTCCAGCTCATGGACATCAAGGTGAAGGACGACACGGACAAGGACGGCACGCCGACTGGCAAGCTCGCAGTGAGCTTCGCGTGTAAGGCTGCTGGCACACGCAAAGACGGTTCGGTTTGGGCCTACCGGCCAGCCGTTCTCGATGCCAAGGGCAAGCCCGTTCCAGCAGACGTGCTGATCTATGGTGGATCAGTGATCAAGGTTGCGTACAGCATCCGCCACACGGCCATGCCTACCGGCAGTTTCTACACCACGTTCAATCTGAAAGCGGTCCAGGTCATTGTCCTTAAATCGCAGTCAGATCGTGACGCTGCGTTCTATGGCTTCCAAGAGGAAGAGGGCTACGGCAGTGAAGCGGCAGCGGAAGGCGAGTCCTATGATGCAACCGCCAGCGCGGAAGCAGACATGGGCTTGAGTGGCGCTGGGTTCTAAATCCTCTCCTCGGAAGAATCCCTACGCACATATCAAGAAAGTGGCAGGCAAGCGCAGCGGCCTTGAAACAGCCATTGCGCTTGCGCTGTGGGGCGGCGGGCGTGCGATCGGATTCAAAGAGGAGAAGGACATAGCAGCGATTGAGTACCGCAACCTGAAGGTCAAGAAGTACCATCCTGACTTTAAGTTGCCCAACGGAATCATCATCGAAGCAAAGGGCTGGTTCAAGACACAGGACCGCACCAAGCACCTGTGCGTCAAGTTCCAGCACCCTGAGCTGGACATTCGATTCGTGTTCTCAAACCCAAACGCAAAGCTAGGTAAGAAGTCTAACACTACTTACGCTATGTGGTGTGAGAAGAATGGTTTCAAGTACGCCAAGGGCCTTGTCCCGCAGGCGTGGATAGAGGAGAGCAATGGCAGACAAGCGGACTAAGACTGATTTCATCGTGGTTCACTGTTCAGCTACACCAGCGAAGATGGACGTGGACGCGAAAGAGATCGACCGATGGCATAAGGAACGAGGCTTCCTGCGTATCGGTTATCACTACGTCATTCGTAGGGATGGGACACGCGAGAAAGGAAGAGACATCAATGATGTTGGCGCTCACGTTACTGGTTTCAATCATAAATCTGTTGGTATCTGTTTGGTTGGTGGGATGGATGAACGAAATGCGGAGCCAGAAGACAACTTCACTGCCGAGCAAATCATCACCCTCCATATCACCCTTACGGAGTTGCGAGCAGACTACCCCGCAGCCAAAATCGTTGGGCACAGAGAACTTGACCAAGCTAAGGCTTGTCCCTCGTTCGACGTGCAAGACTGGCTCACCGGATTTCCCCAACTTAAATCACCTGTAACCGGAGGTATAGCATGACCTGGGAAAAGCGATTATTCAGAGCACGTAAAGTAGGAGCCTTCGCCCGCATAGACAAGCAAAAGGTTGGCTCATGGCCGACCTGTGCTATTGGTGAGCGGTTCCATATAAAGGGAATCGGCTTGCCTGACTACGTTCCCTCGGTAGCTGAGAAATTGGGCTTGGACTTCATGCACGCGGTCAAAGCAGATGATGTCTATGTAGCGGTTCGTTTGTACGACGAGATCCAACGGGCCAAGCGGAAGTAGTAGGCAACTAAGTACACAGTCAACCATTCATAAACAACTGGAGGATACGATGACCACACTCAGCGACCATATGACAATGCCGGTATCAGCTCGCTCACACGCGGGACACGTCATGCACTCAGTCAGTCTGAACAGCCAAGAGGGACGGGTGCTACTGCACTTGATCCGTGTCGGTAGCATCACGCAGCTCATCGCTCTTGAGCTGTACCGTGTTCACCGGCTGGCGTCCAGAATCAGCACACTGAAGCTGAAGTACGGCGTGGAGATTATCAGCAATCAGCGCGTCGATGCAACGGGCACTCGGTACAACGAATACTCATTGTGAAGGGAGCGCCATGACCGAGCAAGAGTCAGAGTTCATAAACCATGAAGCGTGCCCTGAGTGTGGCAGCAGCGATAACCTCGCTCGCTACAGCGATGGGCACGGCTTCTGTTTTGGGTGCAACTACTACGAGCACGCCGATGGTGCGACTGGTGGAGGCGTGGCCCCAAACGCAAAGGCTAACAATGATTTCATCCACGGTGACTACTGTGCGCTCACTAAGCGAGGCATCAATGAGAAGACCGTTCGAAAGTTCGGCTACATGGTGGGCACGTACAACGGCTCTCCGGTACAGGTCGCTCCTTTCCATGACGCGCAAGGAATCATTTGCGCTCAGCACGTCCGGTTCCCAAACAAGGATTTCATCTGGCTTGGTGAATCTAAGCAAGCAGGTCTTTGGGGGCAGCAGCTCTGGCGTGACACAGGGAAGATGGTTGTTATCACTGAGGGCGAAATTGACGCTATGTCCATTTCACAGATTCAGGACAATCGCTGGCCGGTGGTGTCGCTACGAAGTGGAGCAGCAGGAGGGAAGAAGGATATTGCGAAAGCCTCTGCGTGGTTGGCGGGGTTTGAAAGTATTGTCTTTGCTTTCGATATGGATGACGCCGGAAGAAAGGCGGCAGCCGATTGCGCTCTCCTCGTTGAACCAGGCAAAGCGAAGGTGTGGAATCTCCCGCTGAAGGATGCCAATGAAATGTTGGTTGCCGGTCGAACCAAGGAACTGATGGATGCGATATGGGGAGCCAAGGTGTTCCGGCCTGATGGAATCGTCAGTGCAGAGGACACCTGGGATCTACTCATGGCGGAAGACCCTCAAGGTGGTGTGCCGTATCCGTGGACGTTGCTTCAGCAGAAGACAACGGGTATGCGGATCGGTGAGATCGTGACTATCTGTGCCGGTAGCGGCATCGGCAAGTCACAGGTCTGTCGTGAGCTGGCCGCTCACCTTGTAAATCTCGGTGAGAAGGTTGGCTACATCGCACTCGAAGAGAGTGTGAAGCGGTCCATCCGTGGGCTTACCAGCATCTATGTGAACAGACCGTTGCACTTACCAGGCGTGAGACAGACAGTTCCAGTCGACGAAATGAAAGCGGCATGGGACAAGCTCGCGTCTAAAGTTTATTTCTACGACCATTGGGGGAGCATCGACGGTGACAACCTTTTTAATCGCATACGTTATCTGGCTAGAGCTTGCGGCTGCCGGTGGATCGTACTGGATCACATATCCATTGTGGTCAGTGGCGATAAGGAAGGTGATGAACGCCGGAACATCGACAACCTAATGACGACTCTCCGCTCTATGGTGGAGGAGTTGCAGATAGGTATGATCCTGGTATCCCACTTGAAGCGGCCTGATGGCAAGCCACTTGAAGAGGGCGGGCGCGTGACACTCGGTCTGCTACGAGGCTCCGGTTCTATTGGCCAGCTTAGTGACGTTGTGATCGGCCAGGAGCGTGACCAGCAGGACGAGGAGCGTTCGAACATCACGACCCTCCGCATTGTTAAGGATCGGTTTGCAGGCAGTACCGGACTGGCCGGTGAGCTGGAGTACAACCCTGACACTGGACGACTTGCGGAAGTTCCAGTCAACAG